CAATCCCCAGCATCTTGGCTCGGTCCCCGGGGGTTCCCACTAGCAGTCTGCTTATGAGAGGCCCGCCAGCCCCAACGCTTAGCGCAGGGTTTGTCAGAACACCAATAATAGCATTCAGCATAAACCCACGCACACCCTTGAAGAAGAAAGCTGCGGTAAGCCCACCAAACAGAATTGTATTCATCAAGCCACCGGCAACAGGAATGCTGCCAATGAGTTTAGGAATTGCTGTAAAAATGTTGAGCCCGAGCTCGTCTGCAAGTGCAGTACCGAAGCCCTTGGCAAGCTGAATCAGCGCCCTAGTTATTTCAGGAAGCGCCTGAAAGACTTGGTTAAAAGCGTTTGCAACAGCAACACCAAGCCCAGTACCGATAAGAGTACCAATGTTGGCCTTGTTAAATACAGTACCAAGCGAGTTAAGGACGGCCCCCGCTATGGTTAAAGCAAGAACTGGCCCTACAAACTTACCTACCTTTTTGAAAAGTTCGGGGCTGACGGCGCTGAGAAGGGCACCGCTGGTGGCAATAGTTAGCCAGCTTAAAGCCGTTGGGCTAATGCGTTGCACAGTCGTCAAACCGTCTCTTACAAGCTCCGCAACAGCTGTGCCGTAGTTCTTTAGAGTTTCTTTAGCATTTTCTTTTGTAATTTCAATCTTTAGCTTTATCGCACCGCTTTTAGACTTCTTAGGCAGAGCCATTAGCTTCAAGAACTCTTTGTTTAGGCTTCTAAACTTCTGTTCAGTACGAGACAAGAACCCTGTAATATAATCAGAAGTGGCACCAAGCCATGTACGGGCTTTGTAGTATACCCCCTCCATGGTGTCAGTCCACCAAGAGTTTGCAATTACTTCGTCGTAAAGCTAGAAGAACTTTCGTTCAATCTTGCTAAGGTACTTGTTAACCAAGTCCCAGGTACCAGACAAGGAGCTTTTTGCTGAAGAGGTTAACCCACCAAACAAACGTGTTATGCTAGAAACCGCCCTAGTTACAGGCGCCCCGAAAGCGTTGTCAATAGCGGAACCCACATTAACTAACAACTGAACTATTTGAAACAGCGCAAGTTGAAGATTAATAAAGGCCTGCGAGCTTTTCACTGATTGTAGAATTTGATTAAAGCCGTTTGCAATCGCAGGAATTACTTTGCTAAACCTTTCAAAAGAGGTGTAGCGGAAGCTCAGAAGTCGCTGCTCCAGTATTCCAACATAAATGCCGGTCTTAAGAAGCCAAACTTGTGAGCTGCGGAATAATGCCTCGAGGTTGTTTCCCAAGTTATACCAGCGACGCCCGTAGGTATCAATGGCCTTAGCAAGGCCCTGCAAGTTCATAGCGAGCTCGTCTAGGCTACCGGATGTAAAAATCTTACGGAAGGCGCCCTGGAAACCTGTACCAGTGAGGTTGGCTACGAAGGCACTAAAGTCCAAGTTAGCCCGAGTAATCCAACGGCTTAGGTTTAGAAATGCGCTTACACCTACTACCGAAATAGTATTGATAAGGTCACGCATGGGTACAATGGCCCGTGGAAGGGCATCTAAAGCTCGACCCCCAATAGCTGTCAGTACGTCAAGTACTGCGCTCATTACGGCCAGTGTGCCGGAGAATGTCTGCGACATGTTTCTAGCAGTATCTACAATACCGGCAGCGATGGCTACTCTGTTTGCTTCAATAAGGTCAGATAGCTCATTTACCCGACGGGTAAAGCCTGTGGTGATATTTAGTTGCTTTGAGACATCCGCTGTCAAACGTCCGACTTGGTCTCGTAGGACGGACATTGCTTGTCCTGCAGTACCTTCCATGAGTTCGAACTCTTTGGTGAGTTTTTCCCCTTGGTTGATAAGCGCAGAGAATACAACATCAGAAGTAATCCGGCCTTGTTCAGCTAGTTTTCGCAGGCTACCATAGGGGACTTCCATCTCATCGGCAATCGCCTGAGCAAGACGTGGGGCTTGTTCTAGAACAGAGTTAAGTTCTTGACCCCGAAGCTGGCCTGAAGCTAGACCCTGACCCAGCTGGATAAGAGCTGCCTTAGCAGACTCTGCACCAGTGCCAGAAATAGCTACTGCTTTGTTTACGTTCTCAACCGCCATGATTAGCTTGTCGCTTGAAACGGTTGTTTGCTTAATGGTCTCACGACCCCAGCGATTTACAGATTTCTCTGACTTGTTAAGAGCCAAACCAAAACGGTTGAATACCTCTACTGAGCCTTCAATGGAACCACGGGTTCTCTTAGAAACTTCGAAGATAGAGTTCAATGTTTTGTTTAGTTCAGCACCACGACCAGTGACAAGGGCTAGCCTGTTCTGGAAGTTAGTCATCGCATCTGTAGCGTTATTAATACTCTTTGTTAGAGCCCCACTCGCAAGTGTGGCACCAATACCAACAAGCATCCGAGAGAATGCTTTGGTTGTTTTCTGTACAGAACTTTCGATATTGCCTACCGAACGTTCTAGCCGGGATAAGTCCCGACGGGCGTCTGCTGTATTAGCGCGTACCCTGATTTCTACACCGCTCATGTGTCCTCCGTTAAATAAAAAAGCCCCCTAACAGAATCCCGTATATCGGAATGCCATCAGAGGGCTAAATGTATTATGGGGTGATTAGACCTATAGTTGTGAGCACTTGCTCAATAAAGTATTTGGGGGCTTGTTGGCTATGCCCTCTGTTTAGGTAAACAACATGTTCTACCTCGTTAAGGATTACGGTATCTCGATACCCATCTAACCCAACAGAGTTCTTGTAAGTCCAGCCAGAACGAGCTTCCCCGGTATCAACCGGAGTTACTAGTCCGAGAGTCTTTACTGCGTAATCAACACGCTTATCGATATCACTGTTAGCAATATCTCGGACTTCCCGTTTAACACGTTCCATCTCTTTTTTGAAGTTAACAACTTCTAGACTTACTTTGCTTGCCAATTCAACCTCCTATTTTTGGTTCCCACCCTGAGTTGTCTCCGCCTTTCGCCTTAACCATTAGGCTTAAGAACATGCCCTTTGGTAGGGCTGTGTCGGATTCCGCACGGTGCATGTCTTCTTCTTGCTTAATCTTGATAGCACGAAGAGATTGGAATAAATCTTCTGGTTTTCCCTTATAGCCTTGGGCCTTAAGGAGAAGATAGGTCCTATGGTCTTCTCTCCACCCAACGGGGCGGTGTTTGAAGAAAGAAACCCACTTAAGTAGCTCAGTATAGGGCATCTCTTTTTCTAGTTGATACATAGGGATTCCAAGGTTATACGCTACTTCAAAGAAGGTTTCCTCTTCTTGAGTTAGTTTCCCAATTTATTACCAGCTGTCCCCAGACCAGAATAGTTTAGAATTTCTTCTGACAGGTTAGCGAGTTCACCAAGAGGGAAGGTGTCGAAGTCAGCATCGCTCATCTCCTCGGCGTCAATGACAGCCAGACGGAGAACATCGCGAATGATAGAAAGCTCTGAATTGTCTTTCTTAGACTTCTGTGCAATTTTTACAATCTCTTGTACTTTGAGTACTTCCGAGACGGACAGTTTGCGGATTTCTACTTCATCACCGCAGAATGGTACTTTTTTAGTTACGACTTTACCTACTAGATTTTTCATAATACTTTATTCCTTAAATTAATTAATACGTTCTTTGTCTGTGAATAGTTCGTTGTTATGCTTCTGAAAGTCATCAAGCATCTTACGGATTGTATGAAGATTTGAAAGGGTTTCCATAATCTCACGACCGGCATCTGAATCCTGGTCAAAATCCTTAAAGCGCTCAAACGACTTTCGAATACTAATGTCTACACTGCGGCGCATATGACGAAATGTCGTACGCATCACAAAGCTTTTACTAAATTGATTATTCATACTTTTCTCCAACTGGCAGGAGACCCCCGCTAGGGGAGCCTCCAAGATTGTAAACAACTTAGTTGGTTTGTGGGCCAAGGAAGTCGGACTGTGCGGACAGTGTAACAGTCGCAGTAGTTGCATCGGTCAAGGAAGGATTCACGAGAATCGCTTCGATTTTACCAACGAAGTAGAAGCAAGTGTTCTCGCCACCGCCACTGGCCCAAGAAGTCCAACCAGCAGAGTCTTCAGCAGCTTCGTCAGCAGTGATAGCTTTGTTAACCATCATGAAGCGGAAGAGCGCTGGCTGACCAATCAGCGGGTGAATTGCAGTTGCCATGTCGTCTGCAACGTAGTTAACTGTAACTTCCAAGGAAGGCGCATCGGCCTGACCCTGAACCTGCGAGGAGGTCGCTTGACCAAACACAGGGACGTTAACGATGTTAGCAGGAGTACCTACGGAAGGGAATTCACGAACAGAAGGCATACGAACGTGGTCTGCCTCAGCAGTGCCGGGTACAGTACCAACGAATTCTGCAGCCGCATCACCCGCAGTAGCATAGGTTCCAAGAGTGCCCTTGAAAAGGTCAAGGTAAGTATAGACGCCAGCGCCTAAAGATGAAATGTGAGCCATTTTTATTCTCCAAATTTTGTAAATGGTATTAAGTATGATGCGCTATAAAGCGACTTGTTTGCGGGGTCTAACCCTTCAATTTGAAGGAAAGACGTCCCAAGCTTTGTACCATTGGTCAGTGTAGTATTCTCAAACAAGGTATTAAGTACGTCGGCTATTTCCATAGTGCGACCTTGACCGTTACCCGCCTTAACAAAGATTTTAACAGCCAAAAGGCCATCAAGTTGTTTCCTTGCATCATAAGCATAATTCTTGCTTGAACTTGGTAGTACATTCATACGAACATACTCGCTTAGGTTGTTCCCCAGATTACCCTGATAGTTCTCTGGGAAAGTTGGGATAGAGTTTGACTGCCATGTGGCAGAAGCAAATACAGCTTCTATATCTTCTAACACCAAATCGAACATGTTACTTCTCCCTTACAATTATAGCTGTAATGACGAAGTTGTCATCGGTGTAGTCTACTATGTTATACACAACAGAACCTACAGTAAGAGTATCATAGACGCTAAGGTCAATACCGCTCTTTATAAGGGCAGTCGTGGTGAACCCCTCTCCGCTAGGTTTTTGTGTATTTGTGATAATCACATCTACAACCTGCCGGGAGTTTGAGGCAACAACACCACGTTGACTAAAGTCGTATTCAGATACCTTCTTAGAAGATAGAGAGGCTGAGACCTTGAGGTCATCAACAGCAGCAAAAGCCTTGTTGACAGCCGCCTTAATCTTAGCCTTTAAGGACATTAGTTAGACCTCCACCAAGCAGACCCCATTCCACCTGCGGACCCCCTACGAATAAGCGGTCGGATAGGCTTCATGGCGACTGAAGGTTTAATGGAAGTTCTTGTTACGTCGCTATTGGAGTCAGACAAGCTGATAGACCCAACAGAGATGCTTTCGAATGTCTGAGTTGTACCTGCTAACAAATCTTCGTTGTTAACCAAGTGGAGTGACTGTTCGTAAACAGCCACCTTAACCAAGTTTGGTACAGCGTCTTCCTCAACGGAAACCTGCATACCAAGACGTGAGTCCCAGTATACAGCGTTCTTACGAGGCCACGCTAAAGCTTGGGAGGAACTAACAGCAGCGCCAATCCAAGCATGGTTATCAATCAGCTGTGTAGCTGTAACCAAGGCCTGCTCTTTGACTTCGTCTGATGCGTCGAACCAAGCGGCACTATCAATGCGAGTGTCAAAGTACTCATCAGCGTCTGCTAATTCCACATAGCTGTTTGTATTGAGTACAAGTGCCATTAGTTCCTCCTTTCAAAAAATTAAGCGTGGAAGATTGGGAGAACGCCCAAGTTCAAGCTGTCCATCTTACGAACCCAAGAAGCGCCCGAGATGAAGTTAGCGTTAGTTGCGAAGGCTGTAGTAGCGCCAGCCCAGTCATAACCCATTGGGTGCATGACGTAGCCCCAGCGGTACCATACGTTTGTGGAACCACCACCTGTGTAGGAAGCCGCAGAACGGTCTACTTCAACAGGAGTTGGGAGGCCCAGGGATTGAGCTGCAACCGAGCCTGGCTTGATGACGAAAGTCGCTTTTGTGGACTGAGTATTCAAGTCGCCAGCAGCTGCACCAGCAATCATCTGGTTAGCACGGGTCATTACGAGACGGAACTTACCACCGAAGATTGTGGAGAACTCAAGGTTGCCATCGGTAACCATTGTGTCGTCTACCAAGTTAGCAGCACGCATTTCTGCCATTACTTCTGGTGAAGTTACGAGGTACATGAAGTCTGGCTCATAGTCTTTGAACGCAGCACCGATAGAACGGAACAGACGCTCACCACGAGCAGCACCGATAGCGGTGGAGTCGAACAGTTTACGAGCGTCGCCAGCACCAGTAGCAGCAGCGCCGTGGAGACCCAGAGCGTTAACGTCTACGAAGAAACCAGTTGCAGCAGCATCTGTGTCTGTGTCGAAGTCGATGAGGCCGCCGTTGCCTGTGCCGCCGAGGTCGCCCAAAGCAACTTCAGAGTGAGCTACACCCTTAAGAACGGAGAGGAGAGCGTCGTGCTCGTCCTGTGCACGGACTTCAGCGAAGTCACGAGCAATCTTAGCAAGACCATCCTGACGGGATACGACTTCCTGCATGTTGACCTGCTCGGCACCGAATGTGCGGAGAGTCTTAATGAAGTTAGCGTAGTCAGTTGCGATAGCTGTGTAAGTACCGTTAGCAGCGTTGGAGAGCGAAGCAACGTTTACTGTTGCGCTCAGTGGCTTGTACCAACGGAACTGGCCGTAAAAGTTTTCGCCAGAAGCATCGATTTTCTGGTCGGAAGCAACGATACCTGTGCCGTTCAGCTTCTTTGCAGTTGTGTAAGCTTCGTCGGAGTAAGCGGAGATTGCCAGAGCAATGTTCTGGAAGTCAGTGTTTGTAATAGCCATTTTGTATTTCCTTTATGGATATGTTGGGTTTAGTAACCAAAATTACCTAGCTTCCCTTTCGAGGCAAGTGCTAGAATTTCCTGAGTTGACATTTCACCGATAGATTTAGTCTTATCGGTATTAGGAGCACCTGCAGGGGCGCCAGTACCTGA